TCAGATCACCAGCCCCACTGTCAAACGCGACGACAAACCGGGGCCATAGATCGCCGACACCTGCGCCACATTAAGCTCGTACGCGCCAGTGACCCCATCCGCCGCCTTCATGGACGCAGAATAAGTCCAGTACGGCTCGGCGATGAGTTCTTCGCGCATCAAGGTGCCATTGGCACGGATGCGCACAAGGTAAGATTCGCTTTCCTCGCCCAATGGAATCTCAAATCCCGACCAATCGTCAGCGTCAAGACGCGCGCGCCGTATCCAGCTAAATGCATCACCGGATAAGCTGGATTGCACACTCAAGTGCGCCGGAGCGTAAGGGCGCAGTCCGTTACCATCAAACGAGGCGATCAGATGTTGGAAAGACGGGTCATCATAGCGTCGGTTTGCCGGGCCGATCCTATAGTGCTTGGCCATTCGACGTTCATTGCGTCGCAAGTTGATCTGTTGGATCTGCGTGTTCAACAACACAAACACGGACCCATCCGGCCAGACATCCGGCATCAGCGCATCCGTACCCAGTTGCCCCCTGAGACGGCCGCTCAGGGCATAAACACCGGGCGCTTCCAGGGTCGCGTCAGAGAACTGGAATACCTCCCAATTACCGGGCGACCCATCACCGATGGCCGCCAGGTTAACGCCATTCAGAACCGATCCGCGCGTACGCGATTCCAATTGACCCGAGACAAGCTTGACCCGCAGCGCGGGGCCTTCGTCCCAAACCCCCGTTTTGGCGCGGTGCAGTGGTGTTTCCGTGGTGCCAACAACTGCCTGCCTTTGGATGATGTCGCTTAAAGTGTACGATTCGTCACTGGACGAAGAGTAAACAACAGCGGCACCAGGCCAAGGATCGCCCGACACGGCAAGATACGGAGCATGCGGCGTTTCCGCCCTGGTGATCAACGGCAGATCCAGAAAGATCGGCAATACAGGCGTTGGCGCGGCATAGGGTTTGACTGTCGGCCTGTCATCTTTCAATTCCGACGCTTTATAGACGCCTTGTTCAACCCGGACCGCCTCGGCCAATTGCAAGTCAGATGTTTCCAGACGGTCGATGCGATAGATAGGGCTGTTTTCAGCATCCGATAACCGAACCAGGTCCCCCGCCCCCAGATGCAATTGCGAAGGTGGCAATGCAAACCTGAGAGTATCACGCGCAACCCGAGCTTCGCTGAGCCATCTTTCGGCTGTCTGACGGCCTTCCGTGCGTGTCATCGACAAGGGCATTTCGTTCACGGACACAGCATGGGTTTTATCTTCGGGCAGCACGGCTTCTTCGGCAACCAGTTCATGGTCGGAATCTGACTGCACAAATCGCAGACGAACCCGCCCGGTCATTTCGGCTTCGGCCTCGCGCCTGTGTTCCAGCGTACCCTCCAGATCGCTGCTTACAGCCAGATGATCGGAGTCCAGCGTGACCGCACCGTAGCCGTCGCGCATCTGGAACCGTAATTGACCGTCCCGTTCGATCGCGTCGAAACCATACCGCAGCATCAAAGGCTGCAACGCAGATCGCGCATTGGTCACATCTTCGATGACATATCCCCGAACCACGCCATAAAGCCGCGAGACGTCAATATCCGTCACACCTGCCCCATGGCATATTTCGGTCACGACAGATGCAAGCGTGCGCGATCCGGACCGCCCGTTCAGCCAATGCCCACGGGCATAGTTCTTACCATCATCCCACTGTCTTTGCAGATTGGGGAACGTAGGAAATGGACGAGTGTCCCAGGCCCAGACGTAAGCGTTCGCCAAGTCCAGCATCCGAGAGCCATAGATATGTGACACAGGATTGACTGCGGGATCGTTCCAATACCCAAGAGTCGCCGTCAGGTATTGCGCCTGAATGAAATCATCCCGCAATCCGTTCGAATACGCAGGCAACAGCGATTCCGAAGACTTAGGGTCCAGGAACTTGTTGGGCTGGTTGGTACCTTTGTCAATTGCTGCACAGCCTAGTTCGGTGAACCAGATCGGCTTTGAACCCGGCACCCAAACCGTTGGGTTGGGTTGGCACACCCCATCGATCCTCTCGTGATGGGGGTTCGACCACCAGTTGCGCAGATCCTTGTAACGCCACACCCATGCCTCGCCATGCGCTGCGTCTTCGATGGGAGTTCTGATCTGTGCATTGGCCTCTTCGGGCGAGGCGTAATACCAGTCATACCCTTCCCCGCCCTCGATGTTGCTGCGCAAATAATCCAGGTCGTAGATAGACGGGGCACCGGCCTGGGCGTCCAGATGGTTCTCACCATCGCGCCAATCGGACAACGGCATGTAATTGTCAATGCCTATGAAGTCGATGTTGTCGTCTGCCCACAGTGGATCGAGGTGAAAATGCCTGTCATCACTGCCTTCAGGCTGATAGCCAAAATACTCGGACCAATCCGCTGCATAACTGATCTTCGTATTCGGGCCCAGAATCTGACGGACTTCTGCCGCCAGGGCTCGCAGTTGCGCAACGGCGGGAAAGCCAGATGCCCCGCGTATTTGCGTCAGACCACGCATTTCTGAGGATATGCAAAAAGACGACACACCACCCGCGGCTTTGCACAACATGGCATAGTGCAGAATGAAGCGGCGCAGGCTCCATTCCTGTGGGCCTGAATACGAGATGATTTCCTTTGCAATAATAGGTTCTTCGCCAACGCCAAGCCCCGCTAACAAACCGTTTTCGCCGAACCAAATCAGCTCTCCTCGCCCTTGATCATCCGCACGCCCTCCAAGCAATGGCGGCGTAAGTGTGTCGCGATCAGAGTCATTGTCCGGGTCAAGTGCTTCGGGGTTGATCGTAAAGTCCTGCGCCCGCGCTGTTCCAAAGAACGCAGCCACCTGAGCATCTGCTGCGGCTGTCTGATCCGGTGACCCGGCACGCCCAGGCGCCACGTCCAGCGTGATCCGCCCCCGCCACGGCAAATGTGGCTGGTTTGTCGCGTCAGACCATGGATCCGGCAACCCGTTATCCTTCAATTGCTCCATCAAAATAAATGGATAGAACATGACCCTTTTGCCGGTCTTGTTCAGATGGCGGATCGCCTCAACCACTGCTGCATCCGCGGGTGTTCCACCATAGACCGGGCGGCCATTTTCCTTGGCCACAACGCCCGCATTGCCTCGATTCCGGTCCGACACAGCCCACGGCATGTCTCTGCTATCTAGGCTGTTTTGCTCAATCTTGGGACGTATCTGGCAAGCGTTGCACCGCAGATCGTCGCCGAACCAAGACACAACCAAAGATGCGGCATCGCAATTGGGAAGTTCAGTTCGCAAAGCGCGCGTCGAAGCCAGAAAATCGGTCATTCCAGACGCTGAATGCGCGTTGGTGGCCCAACTTTTCCCTTTGTTCTTAAAGTTCACCTGTGACGTCGCCAATGTGTATTCACCGGTTCCGGGGATCATTGCGACCCCCCGTACGAGCTGCGAGACCGCACTGTCATGATCGGGCATGTCACGCTGTGCATGCCGTACGACTTCAAATGAAAACTGCGGCACGCGGTTACCAAAGGCGGCAAGCGGGAAATCTTCGATGACCACATAGGCCGTTCCCCGATACGCCGGTACAGTACCTGCGCCCTCAATGGCTTCAATCAGCGGGTCGGGCAATTGATTTTGCGTACCATGGTAGACCCGCATATTTAGGCCGGATCGTTCTTGTTCTTCACCATCCGCCCACACACGTCCCACATCCGCAATTTCGCCCGCGCTGACCGCGATAGCCAACGAAACCGAGTAGCTGTATGAGATGGTTGTGACTTCGGGTGTGCTGGGCGTTCCTTTACCACCGCCACCGCCCCCCTCGGTCGTCGATGTTTGCGTTTCCAGGAAATCCGAGGCCCAGATAACCTGACCGCCTACGCGCATGCGCCCGAACACCGTGCTGACCGGTGCGCCCTCGCCCGTTTCAGTGAGCCTAAAGCGGTCCATCCGCCCGGTTTCGACAACTTCGCTGCCGCTTCCCATGACAGATTGGCTGAAGAAACGCTGGTCAATCACCCGTCCGATCGTGGCGCCCACGGCCCGCCCAATGATGGCCGTCGACAAGCCAGCAATCGTACCACCGATCGAACCGCCCAGTGCGGCGCCGGCTGCAGAAAGAAGAATGGTAGCCATCAGAGCTCCTCCAACGGAAATTCAAAACAGGAAACGACCCGGCGCTGCCACGGGACGCTCAGAGCGTTCTCGACAACACCGCGACGGGAATACGCGTGAATGAAACGCGGGGTGGGCTGCGTCGCGCTGACAATGCCCAGATGCTTGGCCACGCTACCCTCGCGCATCCGAAACAACAGCACATCTCCGGGTGCGAACCGGGAGACCGGTTTTTCGACCAGATGCCGCTGCGCGGCCGCCCACATGCGTTCTTCCCCTTGCGGCTCGGACCAATCCAGGCTGTAGATCGGAACGGCTTCGGGCTCTTGCCCGATCAGGGCACGCCACACACCACGCAGCAAACCCAGGCAATCCGTACCTGCTCCTTTGGTTGAAGCCTGATGGACATATGGCGTTCCAACCCAGCTGCGTGCCTCAGCGACAATGTCCTGTTTCTTGAGTGTCACCGTAGGCTTCCTCCGTTGTTGGCTTTGCCTTTCTTGGGAACAGCCATCACCCAATCCTCCCCAGGAAGATCCGGGAAACCTTGAAAGTTCAGAATGTTGTTGAATTTCGACCGACAGGTCTTCATGCGTTTGTCACACCCTGCCCGCAGTCGGACCAAGTCGCCCGCGACCAGGTTTTCGCCAAACCCTGACCACAGCGTGATCTCGCGCCCGCGTCCTGTTTGCCGGTCTCGCTTGATCGAGGCCCACAGCCCTTTTGCAGGACCCGACACCACATCGACCCGGCCGCGGTCGAACCAACCGTTTGCGATGGTTTCTCCGCCGTTCACCAACAATACAGTTCCGCCATCAAAGCCGATGACTGCGCCATCAATCCAGTACCCGGGCGAGTCCATGTTGAACCGGCAATTCTGATCCCCCAGAACAGCCGTGCAGGGCTTCTGGTAAATCCGTCCCAAAGGCCGGTTCAGCAAATCAGTCAGTCCGCGCAATTCAGCATGAAACGCGCCACCCGCGCGCCGCAGTTCGCCCATAGAGCCTCGGAACTGCAATACACGCTGTTCCAGATTGGCCCAATTTACCAACCAGGCCCGAACCTCGGCCCCGTCGAAACGCCCGGCGTCGATATCCTCTTCTCGAATAGAAGCATCCGACAGCGCACCCATGGCTTCGGTATTGTCAATTGAAAGGCCTGTGGCCTGTTCAATGGCCGTCGCGGTCAGCCCTGAACTGGCTTTGAAGGTCAATCCTTCAAACACCAGCTCCATGTCATGATCGGTGAAACCGTATTCTTGCCCATCCAAGCGTTTTATCGCCCAGCACCGGCACACTGTTGTCATCCCACTTTGCAAATGCGCATGCAGGCCCTGAATATCCCCGACCATCAGACACGCACCTCGACCACAGGAACATTTGGAACATCGCCGGCCTGAAAACTGGCAACGCTGGTCTGGATTTTGTCGGTGTCAAACCGATCCGGCACGTCAAATTCAAACCCGGCGGTGATATCAACTTCTTCCGGAGGTGGATCCGCAAAAGTGATCTTGCCGGTCGCCAGATCCACATCGAAATCCACGCCCTCGCGGATTTCATCCTGATCCACCCCCAAACGCACGGTGCCCAGAACTGGTTTGACAATGGGGCGCGCATAGCTGACCCCGCCCGAGCTGTAGGTTTTGATCAGTTGGAACTCGGTGGTGACGCCATCGCCCTGGGCGATCACCTGATCCGAAAAATCGACATCCAGCGTGACCTTGCCGGACTTGAAATCCGACCAATCCTTCCACCGGAAGCCGAACATCTGCCCCTGCCGCGCCTCGAAGAACGAAATCAGCGTTTCGATATCGTCCAATGATCGCATTCCCAGCCCCGCATCATAACGGCGACGGGAATGAGCCCAAGGGGTGTTGCGTTCTTCGAACCCGTTGGCCAACGTCACGATGTCCGTGCGCCGTTCGGGACCGCCGACCGAGCCAAAGCTCAAACTGGCGGGAAACCTTACCTCGTGGAAATTCATGACATGCTCCCTGTTTTATCTGTTTCGATTGCCACGCCCCAAAGCACGGCTCATCTGCGAGGCGATCTGCCCCTGAGATCTGCGGAACCCCTGTACGTCGGGCGTCGTGATATTCATCACCACATTCACGGCACGCCCTCCGCCCTGTGTGCGGACGCCCAGCTTGCCGTCGGCACCCCTTGCCAGCGGCATGATCGCCTCGGGCCCCGCCTCGCCCATCAGTCCGGTGCCACCACGCATGGGAAACATGGTCGGGCTGCTGACGACACCACCATTGGCAAAAGGCATCACCCGGCCCTGGCTGAAACTGCCACCATCAGCAAAGGGCAGGATGCCCTTCACCAATCCACCGACTGTATTCGCCAACATTCCACCGAAATGGTCCGTGACAGGCTTGATCGCAGCCGCATAAGCCGTTTGGATCAAAGAGTTCTTCAGAACATCCAACGCATCCGACAGGTTCATTCCATCCAACACAACGCCGTCGAATGCCTTGCGCAGTCCGCTGGACATCCCACGTTCCAGTGTCGCGACATCCTTGCCGGTTTCCTCAAACGCGGCGCTTATGCGCTTCATCTGGCTATCGAACGCTGCTGCCATGGTTGCAGCATCGACCAGAGAGTCGCCCAGCGCCTCTCCCCGTTCTTGCAGGTCATCAAACCCGTCACGATCCGTCATTACGCTCTCCTTGTGTCTTGTCCGGATAGGCCGCCAGCAGCGCGTCCAACCCCGCCCGGTTCATTGCGGACATTCCGGCACCCTGCCCCAGCATCAGCCGCAACTCGGCCGGGGTCAGACGCCAGAACTGTTCCGGGGTCAGACGCAAGCCCAGAAACCCGGCACGCATCAGGGCGGGCCAGTCGAAGCCACTCATGCGCCCTCCGGTACCATGAAGGCCCGCGCCAGCAGCTCGGCTGCGGTTCTCGCCGCAGCCATGGGGCCGCCTTCTATTTCGGCATGAAGCAGATCAGTGCGGGAAATGTCCCAGCCTCCACCCCGCAAACCGGCGACGATCAGGGCCAAGACATCCGTGCTGGAATAGGCCCCACCTTCAAACCGCTGCACCAATTCGACCAACGACCCCGCGTTCAATTCTTGCTCCAGTTCCGCCAAAGCACCCAGCGTCAGTTTGAGCACCCGCCGCTCTCCATCGATGGTCAACGTCACCTCGCCCGTCCACGGATTGGCCATCTGATCAAAGCGCCGTAAAGGTTAGAGCGCCGGCACTTGCCATGCTCATCTCATAAGTCGCTTCACCATTGTGCGACCCTGCATACTCGATGCTGGTTACTTGGAAGGGCCCCTCAACGACGCCGAAATCAGGAATGATCACCTGGAAGCCGGGCGTCTCACCATCAAAGAACAACTGTCGCGCGCGCTCATCTGTCCCCGCGTCCTTGAAAACCCCCGAGCCCGAAATCGAGGCCGACTTGACCCCCGCGCCCGACAACAGCTCGCGCCACCCGCCCTGGCTTTCCAGGCTGGTGACATCCACACTTTCGGCGTTGAAGCTGATCCGCGTTGCGCGCAAACCAGCGATCGTCTGGAACAGTCCCGTTCCGTTCATATCCACTTTGACCAAAAGGTCTTTTCCGTTCTGGGCAGCCATGTGTTCTCTCCGTTGATTGCTTAATCGTCTTCCACGCGGGCGCGGAATCTCAGGTCGATCTGGCGGATCGTGCCGCCAGTTCCTGTGCGCCGTGCGCGGGCGCGTTCGAACCACAAGCCCACCAAATGGCCGCGATCCAACGTCAATGGCGCACCTTCCAAAGCGTCGCAAACCGCGCCCGCCAGGGTCTTCGCTACGCCAAACCCAGCCGCTTCGGACACGACCGAAACCGTAAATCGATGAATCGCGCCCGCACCCGAGCGGTCGGACGCGTCGCGCACCTCTTCCGGTCCAAGGGTCACATAGGTCTGCGGCACAACACCGGCGGGCACCGCGTCATAGATTGCGCCGCCAGACTGATTGCTGACCGCGATGTCCCCCAACAACTGTTGATACACGGCCGCTTGCAGGGCTGCTGACACGCCATAGCTCATGCTGCCACCTCTTCATCCGCGAAACAGGTCAGGTACTGTCCGCGTGGATCGCGCTCTGCCACAGCACGGATCACAAAGCGGCGATTGCCTTCCCGAAACCGTTGATCAGGCGCAGGACGCATGGAAGATCCCTCCGGGGCACCACGCACGACAATGCGATACCCAACCCTCGAAACTGACACCCCAGCGATTTGGCGCTCTGTCCCGCTGCGCGCTGTGACCTCTGCCCATAACGTTCCCAGTGCAGCCCAGGTCTGGATGTAACCGCCCGATCCATCCGCGCTTCGTATCGGGGCTTCCAGCATCAATCTGCGGTTCAGATGCGGTAGATTCATTGCGCCACTCCCGCACCGAAACGCACCATGCGATAGCGCTGGATCAAACTTGTGACGCCAAAAGGCATACAACCCGCGCTCAATGCAGTTTCATCGCGGTACTCGTAGTAATGCGCAGCCAACAGCAGAACCGCCTGACCCAAATCGGCAGGCAGCCCGCCCCAATCTTGCGCCATCCCCGCAACAAAGCTGATCTTTGCAGAACCGCCCGTTGCAATTGCAGGCAAGCTTGAACCCCTAGGACGCACGCGCGGTCGCTAACCGTCTCGTTCCAATTGATAGGTACCCGCATCGACGGCCGCTTCAGTACCCTGTGTGTCAGTCACTGTCACCGCCTGCACCGAGATCACCGGTGCAACCGGCAAAACTTCACCCGACGAATCCCGCCAACCATTCAGGCTCCACGAAAAATCCCGCGCAATCAGAACCTTGCCGGTACGCGCCTCAATCGCCGCGATCGCCGCACGCAAGAACCCCTTGAGTACTTCATCCTGCACATCGCCTTCAGCAAAGCCTGTACCCAGCCTCAGATGCGCTTTGAACTGATCCACCGGCAGCGCCGCATCCGCGATGGCGGTTTCTTCGATCAATATCATCCATTCACTCCGCAATCTCGGACCCCTCCGGGGCCGCATTCCTGGAAAATGACGGGCACGCGCCGCCCCACGTTGCTCGGACGGAGGGGAGCAGCTAGACAACGCGGGGGATCTCACCCCGGCCCGCGCCCGCCGCCCGAGGGGCCGGCGGCCCCCCGGATCCGCCACCGCTTAGGCAGTGCCGAATTTCACCAGCTTGATTGCAGCAAAATCGCTTACGTCGCCGCCCACACGTTTGGTCGCATAGAACAAGACATGCGGCTTGGCGCTGAACGGATCACGCAGCACGCGCATATCGGGGCGTTCGGCAATGGTGTAACCGGCCTGGAAGTCGCCAAAGGCGATCGAGAAACTATCGGACGCCGCATCCGGCATATCCTCGGCAATCAGCACCGGGTACCCCATCAGTCGTGCAGGTTCACCGGCCGCCAGACCATCCGACCACAAGAAACGGCCATCGCCGTCTTTCAACTTGCGGATCACCCCAGCGGTTTTCGAGTTCATAACGAAAGTGCCGTTGACCCGGTATTGCGCGCCCAACGCATAAACCACATCGACAATCGCATCAGCGTCAATGCCCCCATCGATCCCGGTCGCGACATAACCAAGGCTGCCCCAGGACCAGCTGTCGTTGGACACAGCTCGGTGAATCATGATGCCCTTCGGCTTGTCGACACCGTCTCCATTTATAAATGCCGAAGCCTCGGCACGGGCAAACTTGTCCGCGATACGACCGGCCAGCCAGCCCTCGACGTCAAACGCGCTGTCATCCAACAGACGTTGTGACGCTTTGGGTAACGCGCTCAGCTCGTGCAGCGGAATCGAGATGCGGTCGATGGAAGGGGAGCCGGTTTCCGCCGCGGCCGCGTTTTCATCCGCCCAGCCCGCACCGACATCCGTGTGATCGATCAGCACGTCAAACGAGTTCGCCTCAACGTTCACCACTGACGCAATCGAGCGGATCGAAGCCGTCGAGTTTAGAACCGATTTGATGGTCTCCGCGGTTTGTGGATCAACAAGATACCCACCGTCGCTGTTAACAGCCGTCGAAAGCGACTTGGCTTCCATCTCCAGCCCGCGCAGGCCGTCATCCTCGCCAGACCGCACATAGGCGTCAAATGCCTTTTGGTGTGGGGCACCGTCTTCGTTCGAGGCCGCAAGGTGCGGGCGTGCCGCGATGGTTGATTTACGATCCAGCATGGTCAGTCGCTCTTCTGTCTGTTGCAATTTTGTCTTAACTTCAGCTTTCAGGCCCTTGAATTCATTCACGAAGCCAGCCATCGCCTGCTTCACCTCCTGAACCAGGGGCGCACCCTCTCCGGTCAAGGCCGGGGTCTCGGTCTTGCTCATCAGCATGTCCTGTTTTTGGATGGGTTTTGAGGCGCGCTAGGTCCGCGCCAGCTCCTGCCGAGCGCTGTCGAACACTTCGGCAATTCTGCGCCAGGTGCTCTCAGCCTCAGGGTCGCTCCCCTTGGCCGACACCCGCGCACTGGGCAGCATCGGGAATGTCACCAGCGACACCTCCCAAAGCTCCAGTTCGGTCAGGACCCGCTGGCCCTTGTCATTCTTTAAAGCCCGCTTGGTGCGATAGCCAATCGACAGGCCATCCATCGCGCCCGCCCGGATCAACTCCGCCGCTTCGCGGCCCTTCTGGGTGCTTTCCAGCAGGCGCCCCTTGACCCACAGGCCCTTGTCGTCCTCGCGTACCTCGTCCCAGACACCGATGGGCTGCGCTGGGTCGTGTTGCCACAGCATCTTGACCCGCTGACCCGCAACCTTGAGCCCCTCAAGCGAAGCCCGATACGCCCCGCGCTGCACGACGTCACTGCCTTGATCGACCTGACCGAAAAGGCTCGCATAGCCCTCGATCATCGCGTCCTCGGACACCGACAACCCGTCTCCGAACCGCGCGAATTTATGTTCCAAATCCATGAACTTCTCCATGTAACAAACTGATCTTAAGGTGTTACCGCAAGGAATGACTGAAACGCCTGCGCCAAGATCACGGCGGCCACCCCGTAGACCGTCAGCCACAACCGACGCTCCAGCCGCTCCATCATTTCTTCAATCTGATCCAACCGCCGACAAAGATGCGCGTGCTGGATTTCGGCCACCCGCTCATGCGCGGCCAAACGCAGGCCCGGCGCGCATTCAAACGAGGGATACCCGTCAGTCATCAGCACGCTCCGGCAACCCCAACAACGCGCGTTTCTCGGCATCTGTCAGGAAATCAGCCCCGTTGACCCGCGCCCATTGCGCGTCACGCTCCACCGAAAGTGCAGGCACCTGATCCAAATCGGGTTTCAGCACCAGCTCCTCGCCGGTAAACCCCGCCAGCCACTCTGACACCGCCGCCGCCACCCGCGTCACTAGGGGCAGCACGGTCAGACGATAGAACGCCCGGTTGGCCTCCTGATAGTTCGAATAGGTCGCGTCGCCCTGGATCCCCAGCAACATCGGCGGGACCCCAAAGGCCAACGCGATCTCGCGGGCAGCGGCTTCCTTGGTCTTTTGAAACTCCATATCGGACGGAGAGAACCCCATCGGCTTCCAATCCAGCCCCCCTTCCAGAACCATCGGACGACCAGCATTGCGCGCCCCGCGATAGTTCTGCTCGATCTCATCCGACAAACGCCGGAACTGATCCTCGGCCATCACCCCATGGCCATCGCCCTTCCACACCAGCGCCCCCGAGGGCCGCGCCGCATTGTCTAACAGCGATTTCGACCACCGCGACGCGCTGTTATGCACATCAACCGCCATCGCCGCCGCCTGCATCGGCGAGAACCCATAATGATCATCCTGCGGATGGAACGACTTGATATGGCAGATACTTTCCGCAGCAAACCGGTGCTTCTTGCCACCCACCGCATAATCATACGCTTTGGGCCAGCCATCCGCCCCCGGAACAACGCTCATCCGGTCGGATCGCAACACATGCAGCTCAACCGGCAGGCTCTCATCGGCCTGCACCGCCTCAACGTAAGCATTGCCCGATAGCAGCAACTGTCCGAACAGCGCCTCCATCAACTCCGCCCGTCCCTGAGCCGCATTCGGACGGCGCATCAACGACAGGATCGGATGTGTCTCATACCGCTGCGCCTGATCCTGCAACACCAAGGGCAACGCCGCCGCCGCCTCGGCAATCAGCTTGACGGATCGAAACCCCACCGGGTTCCCCGAAAACCCCGTCCGCGTCAGCGATACCGCATCCCTGGGGCTCCACGCCACGCGCCCGCCCGTCTGCCACGCCACCACCGGGCCCGCCGCGCTCGCCTTCGCCTCGGGTGTCTCACCAGCCGATCCACGACGCAAGAAATCGAATACCATCTGTGCTCCTTTCTGCCGCCGCTCTGCCCGGCTTGTTGAAAGGATTTATGACGGAAAGAAGTTTAAGGCTTGGGAATGGTGCGTACGGGGGTGGGGCAACAGATAGTTGACTAGACACAAATGGATTTGGGGGCACCCAGGAAGCTCACCAAAAAACCAAATTACTCTTATCTTTCAATCTAGACGCAAAGAATCCGCTCGAATACTCCTGAATTTACAATGTAATAGTTTTTAGAATACAGTGAGGTTTTATGAATTTGACCAAAGCAATGGTACCAGTCTTGCTTTTTACAACGTCTGGGTGTTTCGGACCAAATCTGGACTACGACGCGGAGCCAACAACTTTCAATTATACCGAAGCGGGCACGTCAGGCTTAAATCCGGTCAGACCCTACCCCACACCGGAAGACGTTTGCCAAATCATAAGCGAAAATCGAGAAATCCGCGAACCAGTCAATGACGGATCTATTTTGATTGCTTGCCCAAAGCATGAACGCGGCGCTCTCAGCGACAGGCAAAGCGAAGGCGCGCAAGTGATAGCTCACGCGCGACACTGGACAATTCTATCTGTACCCGCTCGATAGAACCACGTTTCGCCAATTTATGGCATCTACTCTGGGCTGCGGAACGCTAGAGCGCCCGCACCCGAGGCCGCCGATAAGCCCCGGCAGGCCCCACCACAAGTTCATGCAGCGCCCAGACCAGCGCGTCGACCCGGTCGGGCGAGCCCTGCCCCTCGAACCCGCGCGCGGTCATCTGGCACATCTGCTCCTCCAGCGCGTCCAGACCGGCCACATGGCGCACCCGTCCCTGCTCGTACAACGCCGCCACAGGCTCGGCCCGCGCCGCCTTGCCGCGTGACGCCCGTACTGCGCGATAAGGGACCAGAGGGTCCACCTGCCGCACGACTTCCTCTACCAGTTGCCCACCCTGATTGACCTCGGCCACCAGCCGCTCGGCCCCAAACTCGTCCATCGCGTCAATCGCCGCCTGCGCCCAGCCCGCCGGACCAACGCCCTGCACCGTCCGGTCAGCCAGCACATAGGCGCGCCACTCCTCAGGCGTTCCCTGCACCTGAGCGCCAACAACCACGATCCCGCAGGCATCCGCGCCTGAACCGGATGTCACCGCCGGGTCCAGCGCCACCACCACACGGTCCAGCTCGGGCACCTGCGCACACCGCGCAGCATCCAGCATCGATCCCGTCCACAACGCACCCTCAGCATCCGACAACAACACCCCGTCCAATTCCTGCCGCCCCAGCCGCGTGCCCGCATATCGCGCGCGCACTTCCTGCAAGAACGACTCCGCCAGATTGGCACGGTTTGCCTCCGTCGGCGCATGGGTCTGCACCGTGGACGGCGAGGCCAACAAATCCTTCAAAACCTTCACATTGCGCGGCGTCGTGGTCACACAGACCCGAGGCCGCTCTCCCAACCGCAACGCAAATTGCAACATATCCCAGGTTTCCCCGGCTTTTTTCCACTTGGACAGCTCATCCACCCAGGCCGCATCAAACTGTGGTCCCCTCAACCCCTCCGGGTCATGCGCCGAAAACGCCTGCGCCTCGGCCCCGTTGGGCCAGATCAACTTGCGCTCCGATGCCTTCCACACAGGCCGCCGGTCCGGCGGCGAGCATTGCAAAATTCCACTGTCGCCAAAGATCATCACATCGCGCACCTGATCGAAGGTCTCGCCAACCAACGCCACGCGACTGGCCTCGCCACGATCCAACGGCTTGGCCCCCTCAACCATCGCCCGCACCCATTCAGACCCGGCGCGCGTCTTGCCCGCGCCGCGCCCGCCCATGATCACCCATGACCGCCAATCGCCCTCGGGCGGCAACTGATGCGGCAGCGCCCAGAACTCGAACAGGAAAGGGAGGGCACACAGCCCCCCCTCCCCGATCTCACTCAGAAATCTCTCCCGCACCGCAGCATCGGCGGAGGCGAGCCAACCTGCACCCGATTTCAAATCGAGCGCGCTCAAGGTCGAGCGCGTACCCCCCTTGGGCAATTCCGGCTTGTCTGTGATGTTGTTCGACAAAGCTTGTCTCCACTTTCTGACAACTTCGGATCAGCCCCTCTAACTGCCCGAGTTGCCTGGCTGAACCAGCAAGATCTGCATCCTCCCCGGCACCGATCTGTTTGCGCAGGTCTTCCGCCGCTTGCCGCAGATCGCGAATGGACCTCTCAAGCGACTGCAACAAATCAGCCGTCTGGGAAATCCGCTCTTCCGGGGTAATCAAAGTCATGTTTGCCTGTGACCTCAT